CTACTACAATAACTGTTTTAGCTCCAGCAGTACCTGGTACCCCTGTTACTGTAACACCAGTAGTGTACTCAGAGCCTCCTCCGTGAGTGCCATCAGATGTAGTAGAAAATCTTAATGGATGTCCTGAGTTAGAACTGTCTGATTGGTCAAAAGTATAAGTCCCTGATTCATGTAAATTTAAAGTAACAGCACTTGTACCATAATCGTCAAATCTATATTTATTACCACTATCACTAACTACTTTGACAGTATAGGTTTTAGCTGTTGTATCTTCAATTTTCCAGTTCCATGATACATAAGTACCACTAGAAGCATTAAAATATACATTATCAGTTGCTAAAGTAAAACCATCATTTGCTAAAGTAAAAGCATTAAAAGTTTGCTCTGCATCAGTATTATTTGTATTTAAAAATTTATTAGGAGAATTAGCAGGACTTCGTACAGTATCATATAAGTAATGATTTGCCGCTGCATCACGTCTTTTAGACCAAAGAAATCGTGGTTTAAATTTTAATGAAGATACTGTAGGTCCACTAGCACTACCATTACCTGTCCATAATGCTGTATCAAAATTCTTACTACCATCTTCAATAGTAGAGTCAGGTAAGTTAAATGTATTTAGTTTTTTAAAGCCTGAAGGTGGTGTATAGATAAATGGTTGTTGACCAAAGTTTACTGTCCATGTTATTCCACCTGTGTGGATAAATGGAAATATTTTAGTTCCATCTGTTAAGTTATAAGTAGGATTAGCTCCTGTTGCAGGATTACCAGTTGTTGCCCATGCACTACTATACCAAGTATTATTAACACCAAAGTAATATTCAGATGCATCAAAATCTATAGCTATTTGAAAAGTTGCTGTACCAGAGTTTAAATTAGAACCATAAGCTACATTAGAAGTTTCAGAAACAATATAAGCATTACTATTATTTAAATAAACAAAATATTTATTAGCTTCTTCTGCATAAGCACTTTCTGCTTTGTTAGTATCTGTTCTAAAGCCTAAACTACCAGCAGCAGCATGAACAGCCATTTTACATTCAAAATAATACTTACCTGTTGTAGGTAAAATTGTAGGAAATATTGTTGCATGATTTACAGAGTTACTAAACTTTAAATTACCATCCACTACAGTAGAATTAATGCCTGCATTGTTAGGATTTAATGTAGCAAAGTTATTTGTATCTTCATCTGTTAGCGTAGGTACATCTGGCATCAAATCATAAGTAGCATCACTTGAAGCATTACTGTTTATGTTATTAGGTGTCCAGTTGTTTTTATTACCACTAGAATCAAAATTAAATTTAGCATCTGTAGTATCTGCAATAGCTAGGTAAACATAAGTATTTCCTGAACCATTTAATGCACCATCTGAAGTTTTTAATTGAAATCCATTATCATTAAAATCTATGTTTACTCCAGATAAAGTTGCTTCAGCATCAGAAGTATTCCATAGTAATCTTTCATTATTAGGATTGTTTGGTTGTCTTGCACTATCCCATACATACCAAGCACCTGCACTAGTTATATCTTTAGCCAGTATAAATCTAGGTCTAAATCCAGTTGTTACTGATGGTCCAGTTGTACTTCCATTACCTGTATAAGAACCTATTTTTTGATAGCCTGTTACATCAGCAAAACAGTAAGCAACATAATTGTAGTTATCATTAACTTCATCTGAACCTCCTACTGTAAACACAGAAGTTGTTGGTGCTGTATTAGCAAAAAATACATTGCCATTAGACGCATCATTAGCACCTGTAGAATTTAATCTTAGTCCATATGTACCATCTACTTGAGTAGGAAATCCTTCTGCTAAATTTCTACCTTTTACTATAACCATTTTGGGTGCTACACCAAGACCATGGCCTATTGTAGCTGAAGATGCGCTATCTCCTGCATAAGTAACAATAGAAAAACCTGTTGATGGGTTAGCTCTTACACTAGAGTTAATACTTCCATCAGTATTAGAAACAGTAGAACCTCCTGCATCCCAACACCATGCAACCATTGGTCTAGTGCTTTCATTTACTTCTCTATCATTAGGTCCTGCTGAATCTACACCAAGACTAAACCCATCAGCGTCAAATGATGTAACTTGGTCAGTAGATGTTTGTTCTGCGTCTGTTCTGTTAGACATTATAAACTTATTATTACCTCTAACTGCATCTACTAAATGATGACTATAGCTACCTCCAGTTCTCGCTTTTAACCAAATAAAATCAGGAGCAAAGCCTACACCTGTAATAGATTGTGTTGCACCAGTACCTGTATATAAAACTGTGTTAAATCCTGTAGCTTGTGTAGTAGGTTTCATAGGTAAATAGAAACCATTAGTGCCATATGTGCCTGTGTATTTTTTAGGAATCCAAGTGCCGTTACTGTCAGATTGACCAAAGTCTGATGGTGCTAATGCTGTGCCATCTACAAAGTTTATCTCTGTCATATAGCCATCAAGCGTACCATTAACACCACTAACAACATCACTACCTATATTATGAATACAAGTTTTATTAACATTACCCTCAAAATTTAAAGTAGGATAAGTTGAACTACTAAATGCTGTTAATTGTGTTCCATTAATATATATTTTAACTCTATTAGAAGCTGTACTTTGAGTAGTATCATAAGCCACTACAACATGATACCAAGCAGAAGTATCTCTAAATAATTTACTAGAAGTAAGATTAAATTCAGCAGTAGCACCACCATTAATTTGTTCTATAAATCTTACTGTATTTGTTGGTAAAAATTGAATAGCAGTATTTGTATTAGCAGTAGTAGCATTATCATTTGCAAAAAGTAATTGTTGACTAGGGTAAGGCGCTACATTTTCTGGTATAAATGATTTTTTTACCCAACAACTATATGTATAAGTTCTACGATTACCTGCACTAGATGGAGTTCTTTGTAAATAAGCTGTAGCACTTCTACGAAAGCGTAAGCTATCTTCTAGAAAATATCCGCTTGAACCGTTGGAGGCTGCTCCGACTAATAGAGACATTATGAAACTCCTAGAGTTTGACCTTGCTCAAAGAGACTTGTCCCATCAGACCTAAAGTTAATAAAATCTGTTGCGTTAGCAGCTGTAGAAAGAGTAGGAGCGGTACCACTAGCAAATTTAAACACTGCATTAAAAGCTAATGTTCTACTGCCTGTACCGTCTTGAATTATTTGAAGCCCATAATAAGCTCCATCTTCTAAATTAGTAGGTGCATTTAAAGTTCTGTTGCCTGCTAATGTTACTTTAGCTACTTGACCTGAATCAGTATTCCAATCAATAGTAGCGCCATCAGTAAGTGTAAGTGTTGGTGAATATCCTTGACCATTGACTACTAAATTAAGTGAAGTGCTTAGTGATGTAAAAGCTCCTGTGTCAGCAGACGTATTGCCAATAGGTCCCGGTGTAGCAAAGCGTGCTGTAAAGCCAGCTCCTGAGACTGTGCTTGAAGCAGCAAGAGTAGTAAAAGCACCTGCTGCTGCAGATGTCCCACCAATTGCCGGAGGTGAAGCAAAGAGAGTAGTAAAGCCAGCCCCTGAAACTGTACTTGAAGCAGCTAGTGTTGTAAAAGCACCTGTGCTAGCTGAAGTATTACCAATTGGTCCGGGTGAAGCAAATCGAGCTGTAACCCCTGCTCCTGAAACCGCGCCTGAAGCTGCGAGTGTAGTAAATGAACCTGTACTAGGAGTACCTGCGCCGATTGTAGTGCCATCAATTGCACCACCATTAATATCTACATCACTTGAAAGAATGGTTCCACTAAGATAATCAATCGCATAATCAACATTTGTACCATCTGCATATACGCACGCTGACTTACCAGCTGGGACTAATACTCCTGTGCCAGAAGCAGTTTTAACTGTTATAGCAGTAGTTGAAGCATTATTAATTATGTAATTTTTTTGAAATGTATTAGCACCACCTGCAGCGGTAGTAGGAATAATTAAATTGCCTGAACCTCCTGCACTTCCAGTAAGATTAAGACGTAAGTGACGAACTGTTTGTGTAGCATTAGAATCAGTTACTAAAGCAAGTGTTGTATCTCCTGCAGTAACGGCTTGGTCTACAGTACCAACAATAGCTTCTTCTAGTGCAGTGCCTAAATTAGTGTTGGTCGTTGTGCCCCAAGTACCTGACTGCTCTCCTGTTCCTATCAGTTCTACTGCTAAATTTGAATATGTTGACATTTTTTAATCCTTATCCTATGTAGACGACCCTGTCACTATCGGTTTCCAATCGGGTGTCTGACTTGTATCTATTATAACCCAATTAGAGTTACTAATGATAGGGGCGTGCCCTGTTAAACTTAATGCGCCAGTGGCGGGTTCTCTTACTAGACCATTTAATATTGATGGTTCAATTCCTGTTAAAGTAACTGTTCCAGCAGTCGGAGTAATTACTGCTCCTTCTGTCCTAGATGGGGCTATACCCGCTAAAGATAAAGCTCCTACACCTGGTGTTATTTGTATACCAATAGTGGCAGTCGGTGCAATTCCTGTTAAAACTGCCGCTCTAACTAATGGAGTTCTAAATATATTATTCTGTTGTACAACTTGAGGAGCTATTCCTTGTAATGCAAGTGCTCCAGCAGCAGGGAGAGCTATATCTCCTTCTATGGCTGATGGTGCTACACCTGCAAGGGTTAGTGCTCCTACGCTTGGTGCTATTCTTTTATCTTCTATTACAGTAGGCGCTATTCCAGCTAGTGCCACTTCTCCTAAATTAGGAGTAATTCCTTCTCCACCGGCTACATTTGGAGCTATTCCAGCTAATGCTAGAGCCCCTACTCCAGGGGTAATTATTACTCCATCTAATACTGTTGGTGCTACACCAGCTAACGATACCGTTCCTACGCCCGGTGTGATTGGAACTTCAGGTTCACCCCACGGGCCTGAACTCCAGGTACCTCGTCCCCAACCGGTAGCCATTACTAGCTCCTTAAGTTAGAGTAAATATGCCAGTAGCAGCAGGTAAAACAGTTAAAGTATTTGGCGAAGTTACCGTAAAATTAGAACTTGACAGCTGGCAAAAACATAAAAGTTTTCCTGCAGTCGAACCTGTAGAATTACGTATAATCGCATACTTAATATCAACTAAGCTAGCTCCAGAAGCAGTAAACGCTAAACCCACTGCAGACATAGTAAACTTCTGCTGTTTAGCTGATGCTCCTACTACCCATTGAGCTGTAGCAGGTACTAAATTTCTACCACCTGTAGCATATCCACCTGCAGCTGCAATTTCATTCGTTACAGATGCATATGTGCTTAAGGTAAATGTAGAAGCGTTACTAGCTGCTTTTGCTAAAACCATTTTAAAAACACCGGCACCTAACGTTATGGTACCATTACCTATATATTTTTTGGCACTGTTGTATAGTTGCCATGCTGTTGCTGCCATGTTAAATCTCCTTAATATCGGCGTGTGATGCGCCGGATTCTAAAATATGACGTAATAACCCGCCGTATATCTCTAATTCAATTTCGTCTCCTAGCACTTGTATCAAACTCATAAACTCTTGAGCTTGCGATACCATCCAAGGATTACAGTTAAATATTTTTCCGCTCACGTTTACGGGCATAACTGCTTGTCCATCATTTTCTACTTGTTCATATGCGTGATGCTTATCGTCTTCGCCTAAACATGAATCACAACCGAATAAATGAAAACGTTTAAATCCTAACATTCTAAACAATGGTATAGCTCTTAATAGTACAGTTGATCCACCAGGGACCGACCACCATGTTTCATAATGCTTATCTAATATATCTTGTAGTAATTCTGCTTGAGTGTGCCATACATAAGTTCTATCTTTTGGCAAACCCTTAAATATACTAGGATTGCATTGTGAAGCTATAAAATACTTACAGTCCTCAACTACAGGTTCTGTAAATCTTGCATTAAATTCGCGTGCATCTACCATGACCATAGCAGAAGGAGTTAAACCATTGTCAATACACCATTTATAGGCGTTATTAATTGTTATAAGTTTAACACCATTTTGCCTCAATTGCTTGATTTTTTCAAGGTGTTCTGTTACAGATGGTCCGCCTCCTACAATCATTACCTCAATATCATTAGTTGGATGAGGTTCTACTTGCAAATACCCTTGTTTTATATTGTGTTTAACATTATTTTTTATTTGCTCATCATCAGTATTTACGGTACCTGCATCAACTATTTCTTCGCCACTAATCCAATTACTTACATAAAATAAACAAGTATTTTTTGTTTCTTGTGACCAATGTATTACACATTTATGTTCTTTAAATTTTTGCAACCACCACTTATATGGGTGCACACTTAAGTGTAATTTATGTCCAACTAAAACTCCTGCTTTATCATCAACTGTAGATATTTGAAAAAATACGTGTTGACAAGCAGATAAACAATTATCTATAACTTGGTCTACATGATGTGGTCTTATGTGTTCCATCACGTCAGTACAAAAACCATAAGCTGCTTGAACAGGTAAAGGTTGAGATAAATCAGCTTCTACAAACTTCAATGCATGCTTTTGTGTTTCTAGCATAGGAACTATATCTTTGTCTAAACAGTTATCTGCAAAGTCAATCATAGTTACGTCTAGCCCACCAAAGAACGCTAAGTTTAATCCTCCACGTCCTGTACCACATCCTAAATCAAGAACTGTAGCACCAGCTTTAGGCTTTGCTTGTTTTAAAAACTCATGAGATATTTGTTCACCAGGAGCAACTTGTCTATACTCTGGTTTATCCCACATCATTTTATATAAATCTTTTTCTAAAGGTCTTACGCTATCTACTGTTACTTCTGGTGCATCTGCAATAAGAGATGAAAATCCTGTCATGTTAATCCTTTCTATTCAAATCGAATAAGTGCGGTTGTTGCCGTGTTATCTGGCAAAGTAACCGTTAATGTTTCTGAAGTTATAGTTTTTACTGCTCCAAAATCTAATACACATACTGAAAAATTACTAGAGCTACTATCGTATATTAAAGCACCTCTAGTTGAAAATGTACCTGTCCATGTTGTAGGAGAGTCAAATGTGATATACACCACGTTTGTTGTATCATCTTGTGTAACCGTAGCTCCCGTTAATGTGTTACCTCCAGCTACATATCCTGTACCTACTACTTCATTTGTTGTGGTGTAAGCAGGAGTTGATGAGTCTAATGTAGCATCATTAGTATATAAAGCTATTTTAAATGTGTCTGTGTCAAAATCTATATCACCAGCTAATGATTTAGCAATAAACGTATTAGTTATTCCTTGTACAATAGTTGCCATTAAATTGTTCCTTTACCTTTAACAGGTATTCTTGCTTGTCCGCTTCTATAAGCATCGCGAGTATTTTTACCTTCACCAAGACCCATTAGTCCAATCATTGCTTCTTGATAACGATTAGTATAATTAGTTATAGTATCCGCATCAGATTTTAAGTACGTCGCTGCTTCCAACAATGAGCCATATAACAAGGCAGTAGGATAATTATCTCCCAACCAAGACGTACCAGAAGTGGCAGTAGTAATAGACTCAGGATAAAAAAAGTAATGCAGCTCAGCGCCATAATTAATATCAGGTGTAGGACCGAGTATAAATGTATTATCATCGAAGACTGCATAGTATTGTGGTTTTGCATAAAAAGGGGTGTCCGTGTCAGGAAAAGATTGTCGAATAAAATTAACATCTTTATTTATAAGGTAGCTATACTCATTAGTAGCATTATCAATTACTGCTAAACTATAAGTAGCAAGCCAATCATCAGGCAAGTCTAAATATTGATTACCCCCAGTAATAGTACCAGTAAAATTAGCTCTTAAATCAGGTAAATTAACACCATTAAAAATACGGTTTTCCGCTTGCGTAATAAATGTATTTACGTCAACCGTAGTATATTCATTTTCAGTATATGACTGTATTTGTGCTACTAATTCTGTGTAAGTCATTATCTATCCTTACGCCATAGGACCGCGAGCTTTAGTGCCTTTAGTAGCTGCGCCATTACCACGAGTTTCTACACCTGTTGTCTTAACATCTTTTTCTGGATACCCAGCAAAATTAGGTGCAGGTACATCTTGTGGTTGTACTAAACCATCTACTATTTTAGGTTTTCTTTCTTGGTTTTGCTTAGCCATTTCTTTCTCCTAAGTTATTGTTATTGTAACAGTTCCTACTTTTACAGAACTTACTAAATTATTACCAGTAAACTGATTAGCTGGAGGTCTTGCTCCACCTACAGGTTCCCATCCCCATTCTATATCTCTTGAACCTATTTTATTATCTTCATTAAAACTCTGGTCAGGTCTTGGGTTTCTAACCGCTTGTGGGTCTTCTACTGGATACATACCTTGCATATTTTGTGGTTGGTCTGGATTCCAACACTCTGGACAAGCTTTTATACGAGTATTATTTTTTCTTATATACAAATCTTTTAATTTTTTAAGCTTAAATTGAAACCCACATACATCACAATCTGCAATAGTATTTTTACCGCTTGTATATTTTCCACTCATTATCTACCTTTTAAATATTGTCTATCTTCTATATTAAAAAGATTACCTGTTGCATTTCTTCCTTTACCTTCAAAACTACTTTTTCTTCTTTTTTCATCTTTAGACATAACATATCCACCTACTTTTAATCTTAATTCTCCCACACGATTTTGTTTTAGTGTATCTTTTTTTACAGATTTTGGTTTTGTGTTTATTTTTTTTGGTTTTTTAATTTTTGTATCGCCTCTTTTTTTAAAACCTTTATCTAGTTCTTTTTCTATTTTTTTATCTCTTTTCTTTTCTAATTTTTCTTTTAACTTTTTTTGAAGTTTAAATAGAGGATTTTTTCCTGTGTATTTATCATATAGTTCTCTTTCACTTGCCATTCTAATCTCCTAAATGTATGAGTTTCTTGGTGCTATTATCTCAGTAGCTTTTTCTCTATCCTCTGTAGATGCAAGTAACCACTGTTCTTCATATTCAGTTTTTAAAAATTGCACTCTATCTCCAGCTTCAGGTATTTTAAGTGATAGATAATAAGCAAGTCCTGCTACTAAACAAGTTAAAAATCTAAATGGTATATCTTGTGTGTTTACTCCAGTACCTGCATCTGCCATTCGTTTTAAATACCAATATACAAAAGTATAACTTGCATCATTAGGTACAGGCCATACAGTAAATTGAGGAACCTCTGGACCACGTCTATCTATATAAATTTGTATTGGTCTGCCCGTGTCATTCTTACTTGGTATAGATGCATAAGTAGGATTTGACACCCTAGTAATAGATATGTCTGACTGAGTTGTTCCGGTCCCAGTTCTTATGACTTGGCTGATAAGGTCGATGGTAGTCGCGGGCAAATCGTAAGTGGCTGTACCAGCAACTAATGGAATAGAAGCTTCTTCTACTGTCCATAAATTTATACCTCGGTTAGCCCATTCAATAGTTAATAAGTTTAAGCTACGAGTAGCTGTTCTTAAATCATATCCTGTTCTTAACTCTGCTCCACATCTTTCAAATGCTTCTTCTACAAGAAGATTTAAATCTAAATTAAAAGTATGAGTACCTGATGTAGCCATTATGTTTTCCTTGTTGTTCTTTTACGTCTAAGAGATGCAACTCTTCTTGGTTTACCTGCTGGTTGCCCAAGTCTTTTCTTTTGTGCAATCCTAGACTTCTTTTGTGCTGCTGTCATTTCTCCAGATGTTTTTGGAGTTTTGCTAGAAACACGTTTACTAGGTCGGCAATATGGTGTACCCCTACCATCACCTTTTTTTCTGCCACAAGCTTTGCCTGTCTTTACGTCTTTCCAATCTTCTTTAAACCAGCGTTTTAAGGCTAGTCCTTTTTTGGTTTTACGTACAGCCATTATTTTTTACCTTTCTTTTTCCTACACTTAGCAATAGCACCCGATGCATAAGCACTAGGAAATACTTTATATGATGATTTTACTTTATGGTAGCAAGCATCTTTTACACTACCGCCTTTTTTAAATTTTGTAGGGTTTGTTATACCCATACCTCTAGATTTCATCATTATTTAGTTCTCGCTCTAGTTTTACCTCGCATAGCAATGCCATCTATTTTGCATTTGCCACCCTTTTGCATTTTTTTAACTTTACCACCATACTTAAATACACCGCGACCTTTTAATACATCAGCTCGTGTAACTTTACCGTCTCCAGTAAGGTCAGGCATTTTACCGCCTTTTTTAAATCCCATAGAAGCTTGAGCTCTTTTTTGCATGTTTCTGCCCATTTTTCTTTTCTCTTCGCTAGGTCCAAAAAGTTTTTGCATAGTAGAACGATTGTCAGCACCGCCTTTTTGTTTCTTTCTATCAGCTGCAGTTACTTTAGTAACCTTACTCATATTAGGTCCCATTTTAGTATTTACTTGTTTACCGCGCATAGTACCTGGAACTGCTGAACGCCCACCTTTATCTGTAGCTCTTGTTACTTTAGGAGTTACTTTTTTAGGAGTTACTTTTTTAGGAGTTACTTTTTTAGGAGTTACTTTTTTATTAACTCGGTCTTTTAGTCTTTTACGACGTTCTTCTTTTGAAAGAGCTTTAGGAATCATAGGTCCACGTTTTTTATTTTTATCTTCAATGTTTTTGATAACAGCTTTTCGAGATTCTACACGTTTTTTATCCTTAGCTGCTTTATCAGATTTACGTTTTTTAGCTGCTGCATCGGCTTTTTTTTGAAAATCACTTAAACGTTTTTTTCTTTTTTCCGCACCCCCAAACAAAGTTTCTCTATTTGCCTTTCTGCGTTCTTCCATAGTTGCCATTATATTTCTCCTTAGTTAAACCATACGACCACGAGTGTGACCTTTTGTAGCAATACCGTCTGCACGTTTAGATGCTGAACTAACTGCTCCGCCTTTTTTGTATCCTTTGACTTTACCACCCATCATCATTTTTTTACCTTTAGTATGACCATATCCTTTTTTCTTGAGCTCTAAATGTTTAGCTTTAGTAGGAGCTTTTACAGCTTTACCGGTTTTCTTATCATACATCATGTGTGGTTTAAAAGCTTTAACTTTGCCTCCATCTTTGTACCCTTCGTTTTTGCGAATCTCTTTATCCACACGACGAATCTCATCTTTCTCATTCATAATTCTTTTAGTTCTAGCAGTAGGTCCACCCATTTTCATGTTTTTAACTTTACGTTGACCACTTTCATCTGTCATTTTTTTTCTTTTAATCTTACCACCCATTTTCATACCGCCAGCTGCGCCACCAGCTCCAGCTTTCATCATTGCCATTTCCATACGTTTTTTCATTGCTGGACTCGCCATAGCTTTACCCATACCACCCGCCATAGCTCCTGTCCCCATAGCTTTACCACCGCCCATCATTTTCTTAACTTTGCCACCATACATATAGTTCTTTTTCATGCTTTTCTCCTTATTTATTAATTCTGTTACTTGAAGCTTCTGGTTTTCTTGGTTTAGCGCCTTCGTCTTCAATAACTTCTTTATTACCAAATAACTTTTGTACTGTCTTAGTTTCCCAAATACGAATGCCTAACCATACAATTGTAAAAAGCGAAGCTAAATGAGGAAGCCATGAGAGCATAGTACCTACAGCAGTAAATATAGACGTAGCGTCTAGTAAGTGTTTTGTTGATTCATCCATTTTTAACATTTCCATCTTCTGCGTGCTTGTCGCAATCTAGAGTTTGGGTTTTTAGCAGCTTTAGGGAATTGTTTCATTTGTCCTGCAGACCTTGCACAAAATGACTTACGTCTTTTTGCATCTTTAGAACCTTTCTTAACTTTCCCTGTTACTGCTGTTTTAAGTTTAGAACCTGGGTTTGCTTTCCGATAAGCTGCTACGCCTTTCTTTGTCATTCCCGCTCCTGATTTAGTCTTTCTAAAATTTCCTGACTTAACCGAAGTTTTGATTCCCATTCCTTTTTTTCTAGTTGTTGCCATTTACACACAATCTCCTAGTGATTCAAACCAACGCCTCAATTGCTCAAGGCGTTCTTCATTGCTGATTGGTTTGGGCTCTTCTTCCATAGTTTATCCACAGAACACCGTTAATGATGTCACAGCTGTTGTTTGAGTTATTACTCCAAACGTTGTTTGTGGCTCATTTCCGTTAATTAAAATTCCGTCGCCTGGTAAAGCCATTTGTTGTGACTCTACGTTAGCTGGAGTAGCTATACTTAATAAAACTCTATCTGATGCCGCATTACCATTTAAGGTTAATGTAACACTACCTGCTCCTGCAGAACCTACAAAATAGAATCCTTTCATTCTTGCTCTTGGTAAAGCCATACCATCAGTAATAGCATTACCAATACTTACATTGGATGCTACTGCTGCGTCTGATGAAATGCTAGTAATTCTAGAATAGTAGTTTACAGAAGTTGCGGTGTCAGCATCAACGCCAGCTACAGTTTCAGTGGTTACCGACTGAGATAAATCCCCAGCCACATATCCAGTGATAGTAAATGTAGCAGCAGTTGCATCGCCCGCACAAGTAAATAGAATCTTATAACCAGCCCCATTATCTAGAGGCTGATTAGTGAGTAGTGTTATATCTCCTGCACCACCAATAGTAGCAGCGGCTCGGAATAACGTAGCTGAATAGCTAGGAGTGACGGCCCATATATCTGTTGTTATAGCCATTGTCTATTCTCCTATTAAGCTGTACGTGTAATAGTATAAGCAGTAGGGCTACTAAATAATAAAGTATATTTAGCCATGCCTGTAACACCTGAAGGTACAGTAAGTAGTCCAAATGATGCGCCTACAGCGGCTGCGGCTGCTGATAAAATTGCGTTAGTACTAACAACCATTGTTACTGTATTAGCACCACCGGTATTATCAACGACTAATTCAAAAACTGTTCCTGCAGTTGCTTGTAATTCAGCGCCTAAAAGAGTCCCAGTTGGGAATGTAATACTTGTTCCTGCTGCGGATGTTGATGTAATATACCCTGTAGCTACTTGAGCTGCGGTTGCGACTGCAGTTGCATTAATAGCTGCGGAGGTAGTGTGGTCGGACAGAAAGCCGCTTTGTGATACGACTGGTCCTGAAAATGTGGTTCTTGCCATGATATTTCTCCATACAAAGTTAAGCTTATCCGTCGTGTATGCGTCTGCTGGGGCAGTCTGATAAGCTGGATGTTCCCAGATAATTAATGATACTCTATTTAGTGCTTTTGCACAATAAAAAAGGGACCGAAGTCCCTTAGTTTAAGTTACGTAATTACTTGTTCATTACGTACATTGTTACTTCAAAACCGAAACGCATTTCAGTTGCTGATGGTTTAGTCCACATAGTATTTCTCCTTTATATTAGATTTCAGCATTGCTGATACAAAGATTATATATTTCAGTTACATTTGTGCACTAAGTAAATTCATGAGTTTATCCCAACTTATCAAGTGCTTGCGATACTTTGCGTTCCATCATAGGTATAAGTCTCATACCACTATATCCAATAAAGAAAGCTATGGCTGGAGAAAATGTTATATGAAGACCAAATTGATTAATAATAGGTGGCACAAAAAACTCAGCTGATATAGCTGCAATGAATACAGATAACATAAATTCTACGCGAGCACGTTTACGCTCTACAAGCCAATTAATATGCCCACCACGAGGTACTTTACCTTTGGCTTTTTTAACATTGTAATTACAGAAACCTCCTAATACAGACGCAACCATACATACAACGCTAACTCCAAACATATCAATCAAATATTGCATAACTTTTATCCTCGATTATTATACAACCTAAGGCTTCCATACAAGGATAATCAGAATATAGTTTATTACCACAACTAAACCCTGTTACTCTTGTTGGTTTTTCTTTGAATGCATCTATTAATATTTCTGTACTAGATTTTTTATCATTAAATAGTGTTCCTACATCATAAGCATTTCTACTTTTATCTATAAATTGATAATATTCATTGTGTATAAAATACGTACACCCTGATAAAAAGAAACTTAGTAGTAATATCCACTTAATCATTTATTAATATTATACCTTATAAAAAAGAAAACCCGACAGAGAGGAGCCGGGTTTTCAGGAGGAGTGCTTTAATTAAGCACCTGGTGAACCCCACATACCGAGGGGGTCTGACCAACCAAATGAATATCTTTCACGGGCTTTGTATCTAACATTACCTGTGTCGAAATCACCATCCATAGAAGTAGTAAGCGGAGTTCTTTCGAAATGCTTCATACCGTTAGGAACGTCGGTTGTTAAGAAATAAGCATCACTATCAGTTAAGTAATGATTAATTGTATAACCTTCTGGAATCGCACCGTTATTTCTCAATGCGTTGAGGTCGTTATCAGCTGTACCAACACGTTGTTGAGTATCTAATATACGAGTAGCAACGAATTGTAATGCTGGTGGAATTACCAACTTACGTGGTTTAGCAGCAATCAATA